GGTTTATGTGCTTATTCAGCAAGCATTATATCTAGTGCATCTTTTAAGGTTGATACTGTTAAAAAAAAAGTGTCACTAGATATTCACTCGAAAGTTAAATGGGCTAGGCGTCAAGTTGGAAAGACGTTAGTAGATATTGCTGTTTACTTTCAAGGTGATTTAGAAAAAACATTCGGCATGTTAATGCCAAAAGAGAAAATAGATGATGGTGATACGTTCGGCAAAGTAAGCGTTCCTGATTCTTATAAATTAATTTTAGATGAAATATTAAAGGGGTAAGTTATGCGTTTTGTTATTTTCGGTGCATCATCTTCAAAAGGTAAAGCTAAGAATACTGGTAAAGATTACGAAATTAATACGATGCTCGTTGGTCGTTCGGTTCGCGAATGGCAGAATGATAACGGTAAATGTATCGGCTACGGTCAACAAACAACTGAAATTCAATTTAATCCGTCAGAGGCTTTAATTAAAAAGCTAGAAGATACCGCTTTTCCAATTATCGGTGAATTGATTACAGAATTGAATCCTGAGAACCCTCAAGAAAATATAGTGACTGACTTTAAAGTTTGTTGGTCTATTTGGGATGCTAATCCAGAAAACAATAAGAAATAATTATGGCTATGTGCGTAGATGTTAATTCATCTAACGGATTATTAGTTGCGTCAAATAACTCAATAGATAGCTGTACAAGTTATGTTTTAGTTTCGGCAAGTGAATATAATAATTTCTTGTCGGCTGTCGTTGATTTATCTAGTGGTGATATAACTCAATTAATTTTATTGGGTTTTGGTCTTGTCCTAGCAGGTTATTTATTAGCACAACCAGTTGGGATTGTTATTAATTTTATTAAGAGTCTTTAATTATGAGCAAAACATCTACTTTTAAAAAATCACTTATTGCTGTAACTCTTTTGGGTGCTGGTTCTCCAGTGTTTGCTGCTGAGGGTTCTAACCCTGTTGTTGATGCAATTACGGGTGCGCTTTCTGGTCTTAGCGGTGTAAGTGGCATTATTGCGGCTGTAGCTCCAATCGGTATCGGTATTGCTATCGCTATGAAAGTTTACAGCAAGGGTAAGTCTGCTGTTAACCGCGCTTAATCATGCTGTTTATTCTGCATGACATAACGATGGTCGTGTGGGTGTTGTTGGGTGGTCTAACTGGTTTGGCTACTGTGTTAGGGCTTCACTCACGATAAGAATAAAGGGCGGCTTCGGTCGCCTTTTTTTATGGGTGAAATATGCGTTATATCCTTTTGTTCTTAATATCTTTTAGTTCATTTGCTCATGCCTCTGGTTATAAGGTTATTGGTAATGTATCACCTTGGCAGGGTCGTACTTTTTCAAGCTCTCAGGCTGCTATAGATTTTTTTTCTGCTGGTAAATGTATTAAGTATGATCTTCAGCAATCAGGCGCTATGTCACAAAAGGCGGATGCCTCTTTTCCTAATTTGCCCGGCTATATAACTGTTAGGGGCAAAACTTATGAGAATGATAATTGCACTGGTCGTGTTATGAGTTCTTCAAATTATCAAGGTAGGGTTCTTTTTGAATCTTGGACTCCGCCACCTCAAGAAAATTATTGTGATTCGGTTCAATATCAACTTGATTATAAAGCTGCTGAAGATGCATGTATGGCCTCGGCCAATGAGAACCAAGACGTAAAATTTACTGCTTCATGTGATCGTGAAAATGAGGTGTTAGTTAAGCAATGTGAAATAAACGATAGGCCAAAACCAGATTTATGTCCTGACGGTAGCGTTAAACCTGACACGGGTATTTGTCCTGATACTGGCGGCGGCGATGGTGGCGGTGGCGATGGTGGCGGTGGTGATGGTGGCGGTGGTGGCGGTGGTGACACTGGCGGTGGTGGTGATACGAAGCCGCCCACTGATTTAACATCTGTTATTGCAGCAATAACACAAGGGGCGGGCGATATAGTAAAAGCTAATAATCAACATGATCCATTATTGGAGGCGGTAAATAAATCGTTTGATGAAGCGAATAAAACACTGATTGCATCTAAAGATAACCTTTCTAATATCGAATCTAAGACTGATAAGGTAGGTGATTCGGTTAATAAGATGAATACTGACGTTAATAAGAATCTTGGTAGTGTTGTCGGTGAATTAAAATCTAATAATGATTTATCTGCTCAATCAAATAATCAAGACAAAGAGCGCAACGATAAACTAGACCAACAATTAGCTAATCAATCAGAGTCTTTAGATAATGAAAAACAGTCATTAGATGAATTGAATAATATAGGTTCTGGCGTGGGTACAATGTCAGATTCATTAAAAGGTTTTGGTGCTGAACAAGCTAAGACAAATTCACTACTAACAGAAATAAATAATTCTTTGAATGAAGGTTCGGACGGTAACTCGGCTTATACGCAGTCGTGTTTAGGTAATGCCTCAATTAAATGTCCATTTAGTTATGACAGTCACTATCCAGAAATAGAAATATTTATCGATGGGCGTTTTGCAGATTTACGTCATAAATCGGGTATAGATAATTTTGTTAATCAATTTGTTTTTACAGAGCAAGGTGGTCAGTATCCAAATTGGTCATTAGATTTATCGCAATGGGGATGGGGTGTTCATGATCTTTCTCTTGACCCTATGATTTGGAAGTTTTTAAAGGCATGTTTATTGTTCGGTGCTGCGGTGCTTTGTCGTAAAATTATTTTAGGTGGCTAATATGAAATGGGTTAACGATATACTTATTACATTATTTAATATTATCGGGTCGCTTATATTTTCTTTTTTAAATTTTGTCTACGATATGTTTTGCTTTTTGTTAGATACGATTTTTAAGATTGTTTCTTTTTTGTTGGCTCCGATGTTTTCTGTTTTCGATAATATTAGCTTGGCTCAATATATTAATATGTTGCCATCGGAGGCCGTCAATATTTTATCTATAGTCGGATTTGGTGAGGCAACGGCAATGATTGCTGCCGCTTTGCTAGTTAGGTTCTTGCTGCAATTAATTCCGTTTGTAAGGTTAGGGTCATGATTAATTTAATAATGGGTCGACCAGGTGGCGGCAAAAGTTATGAAGCGGTTGTATATCATGTAATTCCAGCGGTGCAATCTGGGAGAAAGGTTATAACCAATCTACCGTTAAACTTGCAAGCAATTGAAGCTGCTTTCGGCCATCAAGCTGTAAGCCTGATAAAAGTCATTGATACAGATTTTCATGGTTACGGTTCTGATAACAAACCGTTTTCTTCACCAGATGATTATAAAGATGACTGGCGTAGTGATGACGGTAAAGGATCATTGGTCGTTGTGGACGAAGCCCACATGGTATGCGGTCGTGATGCTAAGAAGGACTTACTCGAATTTTATTCAATGCACCGTCACATGGGGATTGATATTCTTCTGTTGACTCAATCAGATAGAAAGTTACATCGTGATGTACGTGACATGATTGAAATTGTCTATCGTTGTATAAAGAATACGGCTTTGGGCAGCGATAAGACATATACAAAAAAGGTCTTAATGGGTTTGCGAGGTGATGTTGTTAATACTGAGCAACGCAAATACGAAAAGGCATATTTTAAGTTTTATCAAAGTCATACGGCATCAAATTCAGCAGTAAAAGAGGCTACAGCAAGTGATGTTAAGCCGTTTTGGAAATCAAAGCTCGTATTCATGTTGGTGATATGCGTGATATTAAGTGTCGCAGGTCTGTTTAATTTATTTAAAGATGGAAGTCCGTTTGGTGTGAAACAAGTTAGGGTTGAGCCTAAAGTTGTTCCAGTTCCTGAGGTTAGGCAGGTAAAAAAAGAAAAAGTTGATATGCCAGCTCAATCGCTATTGTCGTTTTTTCCATTTCTAACAGATGTTAGCAAGGCGTACATAACAGCTATGAACGTAACACGTTCTGGTGATAAGACTACGTTTGATATGTTGTTTAAAGTCTTTGATAAGAAAGATAGATATTATGTACCAGATAAAACGCTGGCAGATATGCAGGTAAAAATTCAAGTTATCAACGAGTGTTTGGTGAAGCTGATGAAAGATAATCAATTTGTGTACCTGACTTGTCCACCAATCACTGATGAGAAGATTAAAGAAGATAAGAAAGTGTCAGAGGTAGTATCGAATAGTTTTTTAGGTAGTAGTGATAATGGCGAAGCCATATAAGCGAGGAACCTGTGACGCAGCGCAGCACCAAGCCCACGACACGGTTCTGGTTTGCACTTGATTAAAATGGCGCGGTTAGATACTTGGATTTTTAAGGTAAAAAACACCGCCACACTAATAAGCCGCTTTTTCTATC